CTCTGGAGTTGTTAAATCTATATTAAAACTATTATAAAAATTAAATCTTCTAATTATATCTATTAATGAATAATTCTCTCCAAAGTGTGAACGAGGAATACTTTGGCCAGAACCTTTTGCTAATACTGAATTTGTTTGAACGTCATTATTTTTGTTTGTATCTATACCTATTTGATTTGATGTTGCTACTACTGTACGTTCCGATGTTGGTGTAAAAGTTTTATCTAATAAAGGTTTGCATGGAACATATAAACTAAAATCGTCACCTGCTGATATATACATATTAATTTCTACTTGTGGTGAAACGTTTGAGGCATAAGCTAATGTGTTTTGTACATAACATACTAATGTACCTATTGTTGAATCTTCATATGTTAAATCTGTAAAACCTGTTTCTGAAAAAGTTAATTGACGTTGACAATTTTTAAGTGATGTGGATGAAACATAAGGAATTTTAAAACGAGTAGATGAGGTTTGTTGAATATCTATGATAATATTAGGTAATGATGTTGCTGCTTGAGTATAAGTTGGAATTGCTACATCGTTTGGAACAAATGCAAATAATAATTTACCTGAGTGGAATCGAGTGGCTATTACTTCGATATCAAAATTGATACCACCACTCCAATAAGTGAAGGCATTTGCTACTGCTGATAAATAAGTTCTTCTAAAGAAACCATTTTTAATTGCGCTAACTGTTGGTGTTACTGGTGTTGAAAATAATAAACTATCTATTGGACTACTTCCTGAAAAAGCAAACTGAGATAATAACATCGGCATCTTCGCTATTCGCATTAAATTCATAGAATCAATTGATTCTCCGGCTATTTCGTCAGGAAGATGATGTAAAGAAAATGGATCTAATGCCATTCGTTGAGATTGAGATTGACCAATACTTACTGCTAAATTTTCTACTGCTGAAATGGTTTTTGGTGGTTGAATTGTTCTTGCTGGATAATCGAAGCCAAACAGATCGCCAAGTGTATCTATTAAACCTTGACCAGTTCTTAATGCTTGACCGACATTACCTGAAATAATATTACCATACATAGTGTGAGCTTGTTTAGCTCCTTTATTTACAGATGAGATGATGGGTGAAACTAAACTAGATAACTGAGATGTTAATGATGAAAATGGTGATGAAATTGAATCAAAAATTTTAGATGTTGCTACGACGATTCTTTCATTTGGTGGTGGAGTTGAATCATCTAAAATAGGAGTGTGATCATAAATAGGCACGTGAACTTGAGCGTCTTTTGCGTATACCCAGATGGTAACGGATACGCTAGGACTAGTTCCGTCTGCTACTATTAATGGATTTAAAACTGTTATTCGAAAAGCTCCTAAATTGTTGAATGTTGTTGGTGAATTTGTTGTTAAAAATGATCTTGGATGGATAAATGGAACACATAATTCTACTGCATCTGATTCAGAAGCCATTATTTTGACATTGGGTAATCCTGTTGCATAAAATAAATCAAATAATGGTTGTAAAGTTGTTGGAGTTGGAATTCTATCAGAAATGCTAAATGGATCGAATGAACATATTAATTGACCTTGATGAAATTGTGTTGCGTTTATTTGTACTCTAAAACATGGTGTTAGTTTATAAAATGCATACATTCTAAGTGTTCTTAATACGATTGAGTCTACAGATTGTAATACTTGAGGAAAATTTACTGAATAAATGTCTGTATCTCTTGCAATTGATGTTGACCAAGCTACTTGTGCTAATTGTACAGGTTTCATAAGTTGTTGTTTTGCATACCATGTATCATCAGCCATTTCTTGTTCTACTGCTGATGGAAGTTGAATAGATGATGATGGATAAGCTTGTTGAGATTCGACAACTCGTTGTTCTGAGAAATGAGTGTTTACTTCTTGATCGTTATCTGGTGCTAAATTCGTTGTCATTTGAGGTGGATTTTGATAGACCATTTGAGACTCTTGATTTGTTGTTGATTGATTTGTTGTTGTTGTTGTTTCTTGTTTGTTGTTAGTATAAGTGATTTACATAACTAATAGCGTTAACACTATAGACTATTAGCTAGACCGAGGATTAGTAATTACAGCCAACCGTATCCTAAATAGGAATGCTGGGTCACTAAATATAAATAAACTCGATGCTTAAATATATTAGGTGTTAAATTATTAACAACTTTTAATAAATTAAAAGATCTTTTGACCATAAAGATTTTGGG